GATGTAAAACCACGCATACTCCTAATGATATTTACTCCAGTCTCTATTGAAGTCCTAAAATGTTCAGCGCCCACAACCGTATCACAGATAAAAAGATAATACGGCCTCACGCTAATTTTTAAAAGGCCATGGCACAGACGAAGCATATCTTCTGGGGTATCATTAATCCCACGTAACAATACAGACTGATTATTAACTGGAATCCCCGCACAAAGAAATTTGTCGCAAGCCTGAGCTGAGTCTGGCGTAATTTCATTAACATGATTGAAATGAGTATTGACATATACCGGCCTATACTTCTTAACCATGCCGACTAAGTCATCTGTGATTCTTTGAGGCAATACCACGGGAAACCTAGTGCCAATGCGGATAATCTCGACATGAGGAATAGCCCGGAGAGAAGACAAAATAAATTCAAGAGTGTCCAATGGTAATGAAAGAGGATCGCCACCAGAAAGAATTACATCTCTTATAACTGGAGTCTTCCGGATATAATCTATCATTAATTCAAGTTGGCGGCGAGACTTAGGCATATCACCTTGTCTCCATTGGCGTTTGCGAGTACAAAAGCGACAATACATTCCACACCATGACGTGCTAATAAACAAACATCGGTCTGGATATCGATGAACAATCCCATCTACTGGAGACTGTTCCTTTTCATGCAAAGGGTCAATGAATCCCGTATCGCAAAATTCTGCCGCAGATGGTACAGCCTGTTTGTATATCGGGTCATTGAGATAATTTTCTTTGTCAATAAGATTTAAATAATACGGCGTGATAGCCATATGAAGCTCGTCATTGCTACGTTTCGACAGCTCGGCATCTACAGGGAAAAATTTGGATAGCTGAGAAAGTGTTTTAATTCTATTACGATATTGCCAATGCCATGAGTTGAATTCTTTAACAGTTACATTAGGAAAATAAGAACTTTTTATTAACGCATCCTCGCCCACTTTATCACCCACCTCCATAGGGGCATCACGCTAGTTATATTTTATTAATAGTTACTCAACACACTGACAATATAACGCACTACAACAAAAAAGTCAATAGTCAAAAATAAGCCTTTATGCACGAGAAAGACTAAGCGAATTATAAAAAATCAGGAGGGACACGACTGGCGAGAAGTTAACCGACGCGCATCAGACAATAACTTATCAACTAGCTCTGGTACCTTAAGACAAAGAACATCTTCGGACCTAGATCCATCATCACAGATATAAGCTTCTTCCCCTATAATCTGTCCCACTTTAACTATGAGGTCTCTATAAAGCTGTGCATTCTGATGACACCGAACCGCAAATTCTTTCCAATGCCCAGCTCTCGCAATGGCATCCAGTTCAGACCTAAATTCATCATCACATATATGAACTTCTTCTCCTACGATCTGACCCACTCTAACTATAAGATCTCTATAAAAATCTGCATTCCGAGAGCATTGAAGCGCAAATTCTTTCCAATTTTGAAATTCCCTTGCGTTTTGTTGGATAGTCACAGGCTTAGAACTTAAGTCTGTCTTTTTCACGCTTTCCTCCATCCTCTGCAGGATTTACATTTGCCAGTCCAAACCTGATACATTGTACCTTTATTTAAACCCTTCTCTCTACACCAAGCGCGAAGTTTATTAGTTTCGTGTACAATCCCATCAGGAGAAATAAACCTATAGGTGATATTTTCATGTGGAATAAAAGATGACCCTGGTTTTGTCCAGCCATGATGATGCTGAGATATACCCTGAAGCACCTGATAAACGCCGCCTGGATTAAGATTATGCTCTTCGCAAAATTCTTTTAATCCTATAAAAGTATACTCTTTGCCTTCTGGTGAAACTAATGTATATGTTTTCTCTCTCTTATCTTCCTCATCTGGAAGACGCCAACCGTTCCATTGCTGTTGATTGTGCTTAAAGATATGGCTTATGGGCCCAGGCTCAAGATTATATTTCTCGCATAATTCCCCTATAGACGGCGCAGAGTGCGATTTACCATCTGGGCCCAATAAGGTAAACAGCCGTCTTCTTTCTGGAATAATCGCTTCTAAAACCTTAAAGCCTTTATGTTGCTTTGCTTTTTTATTAGCAACTCGGCTCATCGCACCATCCGACAAATCATGTTCTAGACAAAACATTTTTAAATTGTTAGTTTCATAGATAGTTCCATCCGGCCCTTGAATTTTATAATAAGCCTCTTTAATTTTGGTGGTATCGGCTAAAGTCCATCCCTGATGAGAAAGCCTAGTTTTATAAATAAGACCCTGAATGGCATTATAGCGAAGATTCTTTTCTCGGCACCATGCCTTGAGATTCCCCGTAACTTCCTGAATGTTCCCATCTGGGTCTTTAAATTTATATGTTTTAACCTCTGGCGCTACATAATCAGGAAGAGACCAACCGGCATGAGTATGGCTATCGCCCCTCAATACGGCCCTGATATGCTCTGGGTCTAGGCCATGCTGCCTAGCAAAATCATCTATATTTTTAGCCGTGACGATCTCTCCAGTCGGAGACTTAAGAGTAAATTCTTTTGCCCTAGAATGTCCTGGGCCTTTCTGATTTTTACCTGTAGCAGGAAGACCTCTTTTAATCTTAGCAATTTTAGCCCTGGATTCCTCCGTATAGGTAATGCCATCTGTCCCACCGGCAATTTTGCAAATATTGTATCCTTTGTGAGGTCTCCATGGCTTTAATTTATCCAAATAAAACTGTTCCCTAGGAATTAACTGGTTAATGTCGGTGACAATCTCAAGCTGAGAAAATAAAAAAGCCTGAGGGCCATACTTATCATAACTCATTTGAAGCCATCTGTTCGGATGAACATGATCTGCTAAGTCTTTGAAATGTTTATATTCTCGATGTTTAAAATCGTTAGTAGAACCAATATATATTTTCTTATTAACTAAATTAGTGATCACATACACTCCCATTTCTTTTGCCATTTTTTAAACTCCAGCTACCTTTCGTCATAGCAATATAATATCATTATCTAGAAAAATCAAATTTGTTAATCTTACTTACCTGCCAGAGAACCACAATTAAATAGAAAATTATTAATAGTATTTATTTCGACAAAAAGAATGGGCCGGGATTTTATTCCCGGCCCACCGTGGACACAAACTATTGATTATTAAAGACTTATATCTTAGTGCCCTTTGCTACGCCACGACCGTTTACAACCGCGATGCCAATAATTTCATTGACCACCCATCCTAGTTTTAGCTGCCTCGGCTCATCTGCCGGAAGTACTTCCACATCTTGACGGACGGGCATTACACCCACGAACTCAGGATCCGTAAGGGCGTAAACGGTGCCGCGAGGAACCATCTTGCTGACGATAATATCAGCGCCCCAGATGCGAGCATAAAGACCGGTCTGCAAAATTTCACGCTGGGTAACCATATCAACGCCGTAGCCCGAAGCATTCAAGGAATACCAGCCCATGATATCGGTAAACTCGGTAATGTTCATCATGAACTTAGTAGTTACCAAGTCCCAACGGTCAATCTGCTGCTTAAGCTTTAGAAGATCAGGCACAGTCAATGAAGAAGGAATCGTCTGGGCCGTATTTTCCTGGCCAGCTGCAAAGTCCAAAGCCGCAAAGATATTAGCATCTTCCTGGGCCTGGATTTCCTGACGGGCCTTCTGCTGAGCCCTGTCGATGACATTAAATCTACGACGCCGAACTTCAGCTATACGAACCGTAGGATAAGAAACAACTTCGAACTCTGGAACAGATACCCTGTCACCAAAAACACGTGATTCTGGAGCAGCACCGTTAGAAGAAATAACGGTAGCACCCACGTCAATATCCTTATCGTACACGGCAAGAGCGCCGGGCGGAAGAGGATCGACGATAAGAGCCTTACGACCGATACCCTGGTAGTCAAGGTTCCTACGAATCGGGTTGGCCATTGCCTGACCTAGCGCAACACGACCAGCATCAGTAGCCAAAGCCTCTTTAAGAAGGGCCTCTTTTTCCGACTCACTATAGCTGGGCTCGCTATTAGTAAGACCAAAATTGCTCGGAAGGTTTTCCCCACCCTCGGCAATCATCTGAGCATAGCGGACTAGCTCTTTGAGAGCGTCAACCTGCGTATTAGCATTAATATTAGACATTGTCATATCTCCTTTATATCCCTTACTGGGCCCACGCGAATAGCATCACAGGCTGACCTGTGTCGCCACCCGTTTGACTGTGTGCGGCGGGGAAAGACGTCGACACATAAGATGGATCGCCCATAAAAGAGATGAAGTAAGCAACGGTCTTAGAGGCTACACCAGTCACTGAACCGCCCTTAGTGAAGCAAGCTCCGTGAGCACCAGCCGTACCAGTGACACTGAAGGCAAGAGCCGAGCCAGGAACTTCTGGAGTTGCTGGGTCATAGGCGTAGTAAACATCGGTGCCGTAAAGACCATTCTGGAACCAGCCAGTCACTTTACCAGAGCCCATCATGGTATTCGGACCAACTAGGTCGCCTGTTCTCCAACCGTGATAATACTTATACTCGGTTGAGCCACTATCATAACCAAACTGATGACCAAACATTGTTCCATACCCCGTGCTGCCGTCATCAAGCAGGACAAGCGGGGTTGTAGCTGAAGCCACATAGCCATTCTGTGTGGTTGCAGGGGCAATAACCGTTTTTACTTGGGATCCCGCGCCCTCATCGAAACCATCGCCCAAAGGAATAACTGGGCCGTACCCATCACCCATGGGACCACCGGCTGTTGACTTGAAGAAGCCAAGCATACCGCCCTGAATAAGGGGAGCTGTAGTTACGACGGACGTGGCATCGTTGTAAAAATCAAAAAACCCAAACGGCTTGCCATCATCGTAAAATAGATAAAGCATTTTACATCCTCCTTTACTAATAGGCTTTGCAAATAAGCATACATTTGCAAGCCACTTCCAAAACAAAATATTAATAGATAATCAATTTACATCTTGTTTCAGTTTACTCATATAAGGTGTATCAATCTTTTCTCCTACAATTTTCTGTTCAACCTGAGTCCTAATACCGTCCAGTATCGCAATACTCGTTAATAACTTCCGATCCCCGGACTGATTATAAAGGGCCGCTATGTTTTCTCTGAGTAGGAGCGTAGGTATTAATACTTTTTCGTTCACTAATGACGCGAACTTTACAGCGATATTATCCTCCATACTCATCACGTATCCAGCGTAAATACCAAACTCCTGGAACACAGACTCAAGAGTGTCCAGAATGTTCGTCTTTGTTCTTGCCTCACATATAACTGCCGCCGACTGAAGAAGTTGACTAAGAAGTATTGCATCCTTAGAATACAGCTCCATACTCATAAGAGCTTGTCCAAGAGCCGATATCCCTTCTTTATCTTCAGTTTTGGCACACGACTCCATCTCTTTATCTAACTTAGGAGCAGCCGTTAAAGATGCCTCTTCAGCAATTATTATAGGGGAGACATTGTCTTGTTTAATCAAGGTCGTTCACCATATCCAATAGAGTATTTATATTCCTAGAGAAAACGACACTGGAAGTCAGGAATCTTACAAACTCATTATGAACCTGAGCGGCCCTAATAACTGCTGGAAGCTTATAGCCAGCTTCTTTGATATCGTCCAACTTAGTATTTATTAATTCACTAAGTTTTGCCGCCCAATCCATAGCCTCAGAGATAGAAGCAAACTCTTTATTAGTTGACATATTAATATTCAAAGTTACAACACCAGTATCTGGATTAGTTGAAAAGTTAATACCAGTATTCTGAATTTTATCATCCACTTGATTCTTATACCAATTCTTATGTTCAGGTGTTATAGCTAAAGGCTTTGCGTCTTCAACCTCTATAACCTGAGGACCGCTAAGAATTTCTTCCATATCCTTAGTCTCAATGTCACGGTTACGATAGGGGCAACCCTCACCGTCTGGGCCAAGACCAAGCCCATGACCGGGACCGAGCCCATGACCGGGACCAAGCCCGCGACCGGGACCAAGACCAGGTCCAACCCCCTTAGGGCTACCAATAACTTCTATCTCTTCAACGTTAGTGTCACCATCGCTATAGGGACAGCCCTCGCCATCTGGGCCAAGGCCAAGCCCATGACCGGGGCCAAGACCACGACCGGGACCAAGGCCAAGTCCACGACCAGGACCAAGGCCAAGTTCACGACCAAGCCCATGACCAGGACCATGACCAGGCCCAACCACTTCAACGTAGGCTTCAGGATGATCCTCTGGGTTAGTAGGAACGACAAAGGATAAATCAACTGGTTCTTTCTTGAACTCTTTATCTGACTTATCATCCTTATCTGCTTTATTGCCCTTGTTTGACTTATCGTCCTTCTTCTTGGTTTTCTTTTTAGCTGAAATAAACCTATCAGTCAAATCATAAAGATCAATAAAAGCGAAATGCTTTGGCTCATCGCTAACTTTACCCGTAGGAAGAGTTTTGGCAGTAGCTGCATCAATGTCTTGCTGTTTTATGGTTGTTGGGAAAATCCCATCTTCAACTTTAGTATATGGCTCTTTATGCGCCCTCTCTACTATTTTATCATCATATTCGCCACAATTAACATTATAAATTTCTTCAGCAAACTTACGAAACTTTAACGCTTCCGCAAAGTCACCAGCATTAATCATCTTAAGATACTGAACCTTAAGATCTTCTGCTGTCTTGCCCAATGGGAGGCTATACGCTGCATTCTGCATTACTTTATTTTTAATATCAATGCGCATTAAAATACCATGCAAAGACCTAGGGTCAATACTAACCGCCTGCTCTGGATGCGCATACTGCAGAGCATTGGAATCTGGGCGAATGGGATAAATCACTTCCCTTGCCACCGCCGGCCAACGCCATGCCATAGACAGATTATTATAAGCAGCCTTCTGAATTCCTTCTGGGCGACTGATTGCACGCTTTAATAGCTCAGTGTAAATAATTGCTGCTGCGCGTTTAGCTAGCTTAGTTTCATCTTTTAAAATCAAACGGACAGCTACATCTCCAATTGTATTAAGGTCCTCATTATTTAATGGAACTCCACCCACATAAGGTGAAAGACCAGTGGTACCACGATTGGCAACTTGTTCCATAATCATATGAGATACGTCGTCCCTAAACATGACTGCATAATTCATATAAGACGGAACAATCAAAACCCCAGACTTATCGTGCGCTTCCTGGGTGTCTTTAAACCGCCCCTTATTCACATTGGTATTTGGATTAGCCTTATAATTATCTTCTATCTTATCATAGGAATCTGCCACCATAGAAGGAGCATCCTTAAAGCCCATCTGCTGTTGATTGCTATATCCTTCAAAGTTAGTCTTGAGATATTTTCTTAACATCAGAGGGCGAGTGATTTCCTTGGGACGAGCAGCTCTATCAGTCTCTAGTTTTAAATGAGTAGTCATTGGGGCTTTAGCGGCCACCTTCATCGTAGCATTTACAATCCTTTTCCTTTTAAGCATCTTCACTCCTATGGCCTTAAGCGATGTTTTAAAGATATCTAAAACAGCTGAACGAATCGCGAGGGGGGCTTTGTCTTCGTTCATTACATCCTGAATCTCATTATGGAGGCTCAAAAGCTGCTCACCAGATAGACCTGCTTTCTCTAAAGCGGATATGTCATTACACATAATCGCCTTCAGAGCAGTTGCCTCAGCATTTTTATCGTACTTCCTCAACAGCGTCGCAATTTTATGAAGTGCAACAAACGCCCCAGAATAATCAACTTTGCTGGTCATTTAAGAGCCCCCTCACAATAGAATCTATTTCATCAGCCTCTTGCTCATAGCCCGCTTCATCTAGAGCATCGGCAATTTTAATCATAGAAACAATCTGAGAAGAAAGATGGTAAACCTTTCTAACGGTCTCGATCCAAGCATTAGACATTCCATGTAGGAAATAAGCATTCAATAGCCCTCTTATTTCCTCAAATGAAAATCTTTTTTTATTTTTATCATCCACGTCATCCACGTCATCCAAGTCATCCAAGCCTTCGTCTAACATTTTGGTAATAGAATTAACGCTAAAAATATCTGCTATGAGTCCCTTAAACATTTTATTTAAGGCTTCACGAGGAAGAGTTAAATCAAGAGGCGTTTTATCTGGATATGGCTGCCGCCCTATGGACGGCGCCTCTGATGGTTCCGTAGGAATATGAGTCTCCGCCTTCAAAGCCGACTCAAACGCCTTACGCACATCAAAGAAAAATTTCTGTACAGCAGAAAATTCTCCATCGCCGATTCTTGCAGATTTTTTAGCTTCACGGGATATCACCGTAGTAATCTTTGACATTAAATCTGATATCTCGCTTTTTACTAGCTGCGATTCTGTTTTTTTGTTCCTACTGGCGAGATAAGCTTTAATAAGCTCCCTGGCGAGTACTTCCCCACGAGTCGCATCAATTATATACTCCCACGGCTGATGTTTGATTAACCCAAGAATATGTTTCGTAACCGACTCTAACAGGTCAGGCATCTATCACCACCATAGGAATTGTAAAGTAGCATTAATAGTAGATGGGGGCCCAGTAACAATTCCTACCATAGGAGCAGTGTCACATGGCGCCTTTGTAGTAAGCTTTCCACCGTAGACATATAGCGGAGCATTCAATGGATATGTCGCAAGAGTATCAAACTGATCAGTAATATACTCTCCACGCCTATTCCAAACAGTTACTTTACCGCTACCTCTAGTTGTATCGTCTCCCGGTACTCCTGCAATTTCAAACGTATAAGAAGCCACCGCTAAAATAGAATCTAGTGGCACCGTACCATTAAGAGAATAGTTAAGAGGCGTATTAGCTGGAAATGTGACAATACCATTAATAGGATTAAGAACCATATCTACATCAGACCTAAAAGAATTAGGAATTATATTACCTGTGCGCAAAGCCTTGTCTAGTGGCCTATTAATGTATGGAGTGCCAGTACTATCAATACTGACAAAAGAAGGATCTGGAGTTAGCACAATTCGCTCATGGTATACTGGCTTAGTAAACGCATGCGTCTTAACATCGTCAAAAATACCATATGGCGGAATCGTAACACCATCACAAACTGTCATAAAAATTTCACCACCAATAGCCTGAAGACCGCCAATCATACCAGGCTGGAATATGGCATTGGGATCAACGCTATATATGCCTGTCGGTAATCCCTCTACGTCAAGCGGTCGCATCATATTACGTCTCCTCCTACTATCTCACGTTCTTGTCTTAGTCAATATTAGGCAATACACCAGAAATATCTAGCTCTGGCTTCTCTTTATTACCACGATTTCTAATGGTATAAGTAAATTTATTTAAATGATTTGGGTCTGAGTCGGCAATCATATCTCTATAGTCTACGTCAATGTTGTCATACGGACCATATTTCCTCATGTATTCTAATACCACTGGATCGTTTGGAGCAACGCCGGCTGGCGCCTCTACAGTAACAGTATAAGAACCATCGTCGCCATCTTTAGAACAATGCATCTTGAGAATAGGCTTAAAACCATCTTCTTTTTTTTCGTCCTTCTTGGCGGCAAGGCGCACAAGTATCGCATCTATTTTATTGGAAGCCTCTACATAGCCCTCATTGTCCAATTCGTCTGCCAGTTTAACAAGCTCTTTGCCAATATCCATAGTAACCTCCGCCAAAAAAATAAAACAGAGGGGGTCATTTCAGACCCCCCCCACTTAAAAAGAATTACTTAAAGCGAATCTTGGGTCCCCTTACAGTAAAAATATCAGAAAGCTTCTCCGTAAGAGACTTTTCATTGGCAGAAGAAACATTGCTAAGGGTATTGTCTCCATTAATGTTACCCAGTGAAGCAATAGCACTAGCCACCTTAACCGTACCCTGTGCATTGGGCATAGCCTCAATGATCCTCTTCACTGAAGCAAAGGCATCATCAGAAAGTTCATAGAACTCATCAGCCTTCTTACGAATTTCAGTATCAGAAATATGACCTTTAGCGGAAAGAACGGAAGCTAAATCGTAAGCCCTTCTCATCTTAGCAACTGCGAGATCTTTTTCTCGTTTAAGCTGCTCAGCCTGAATAGTCGCCCCAACCTTCTGGGCGAATGTCTCAGAACCAACCTTGCCAGTAGGAACCGATTTAGCTGCAGCCTGATCTTTCTCATGCTGCTCTGGTTTAGACTCTATATGCATATCCTGCCCACCGACATTGTCAATATCAACCGATTGCGAGGCTAGAGGAGAAATAATGTCACCAATGTCCTTCACCTCTTTGCCTGTTGGAGCCTTAGCTGCCGCACCCTGATTTGCTGGGGCTGGAATATCCTTTACTTCCCTACCCGTCGCAGCGGCTTCCTTCTTATTCTTCTTTTTATCTTCCTTCCATGCCTTCTCTTCATTTTTATCTTCATTTTTATCCGTTGGGCACTTCTGGAAGGGGAAATGATTCTTACCGCACTTCTTGCACTTCGGAGCCTTCTTTTTAGCTTCAAGAAAAGTCTCTGCGCGTTTGATAAAGTCCTGAATCTCAGACGCAAGTGCAGACCCCGCTTCCCCTGGAGTCTTAGATTTCTCCATAAGACCCTTGCCCTCTTCGGCTAGACCAACAGCGTGGTCAGCCTCAGTGGCATCAAAATCTGGAGAACTAAGTTGATCTACAACAAAATCCTTAACCTTGCCAAGGATTTCCTCAACATGAGAAATCGCCTCGCCAGCCTCCTCTTTATTTGTAATCGGACCGTCGGCTGGCTTTTCCTTTGCCTCTTCCTCTTTCTCTTTCTCTTCCTCTTCCATTCCCTCTTCTTCCTTTCCCTCTTCTTCCTTTCCCTCTTCTTTCTCTTTCTCGTTGTCAAGTAGACCTGACTCCGTGTCGGGTTCTGCTAGCTCACCTTTACCTGGCTCTTCAGTAACTGAGGGGGCTTCAAGCCCAGAAGCAAGCGGAGACTCAGCAGCCGTCTTAAAGGTAGCTAGAACAGTATCAATACCAGCCTCCTTAACAAATGAGATAAGCTCATTGCCATATGCTTTGCTAGCCATAAACTGCCAATTAGTACGCCCCTCAGTGTCGTCTTTGCCCTCATCGTCTTTAGCAATTTTATGGAGATCACTACCATAAGCTTCAGCCGCAGTGACCGTTAAAATAGCATTATCTTCCGTAAACTCAGCCTTAGGATCATTGGTAGCGTAAACAGTCCAATAAGACTGCTCTGGAATAACGGTCCCATCATCGTCTTTAGCATATACAAAGCGTGCACCAAGATAAGAGGCTCTCTGCAGCTTTTCTTTAATAGCCTTCGTATTACCAATTGCTGTCTCAGTAGCCTTTTCTTCACCTTTCGCTTTGGATAGTTCTTCGTCACGAACCTTCACACCCATCGGCTCAGGAGTATATTGGCCACCCGGAGTGGGCTCAGTTGTTCCCTGCATATACGCCTGACGAATCTTTTCACGATTCATCTTCCTTTCGGCAACCGTTCTCTGTTGATCGGCCCTAGTCTTCTGGTCGGTACCCTTATCGCCCATCTTAGGAGCGGTTTCATTCTCCTCTTTCTTTGCCTTTGCAAGCTCTTCATCGCGAAGGTTTGCATTGGTAGGCTCTGGAGGATAGTTTACCTGGCCAGGCTTTGGCTCGGTAGTACCCTGCATATAAGCGGTTAGGATCCTACGGCGATCTGCCGCCCGCTTTTCCCTCTCTTCAACTGTAAGCATTTTAATGCCTCCTATAGACTTTTTTTCCTTGTCGCACTGATGCATCGTGCGCTCAACTGCATCTATCTGTTCTTTCAGCTCAGCAACTTTCTGTAATCCATCATCATAAGACTCTTCTGAGCTAAGTTCCGCGTTAAGTTCTTCAAGCTGAGCCTGTAGGCTCGCGTAGACATGTCGAATGGTTGCATCTTTATCGGCTGGCATACCAACCAAAGACAACTCAACACCAGTTAGCCCAACATTAATTTCTCCAACTAGCGTATTGTTTACTATCTTATTTTTTAATCCTTTCTTAATACAATCGCAATAATCGGCTTCGACAACAGCCATATTGCCGCAAAGCGTGCAATAGGAACGCTTAACTGCTGTCCCCATTGAAACATTTCTAATAGTTCCATTTTTCACTTGAGCCGCTAGGATTGGAAAATTTTTTTTGTCTAAAGCAACCAAACCCCACAGTTCTTTAGTAGCTTTGTCGTAAAACGTGTCTATAATAATACCCCTAAGTTTTTCAACATCGTTGGACTGGTGGTTACAATAAAGTCCCTTGCCAATCCAGGTACCAGCCGCCTTTATTAGCTCATCCTCAGGAAAAATATCTCCATTGGCATTAGCATAGGGATGAATGCCCTTCTCAGATACCCAACGCCAAATTTCCTTTTCCCCAGCTTTAGTTACGATAAACCTGCCATCACCAACCAAGGCCCCAGTTTTGTCTAGATTAGCTCTCTCCGCTGCGTGCATAATGACAGTTCTAAAATACAAAAAGTCATCACTACGATAAGGCGCAACAGGAGACCCCTTAGCTAACCTCTTATCGGCGGCAGACTTAAATCTCTCTAAAAACTTTATAAAGCGCTCACTAACCACCTTGGGTTCGAGCGCCTCATCTGGAGTCATAAACTTGAAAGCAGTAAGAGAGTCAGCGGCTTCACCAACTTTAATGAACATATTTTACTCCTTATTTTCCTATTCTTCCTCTTCTTCTTCCTCTTTTTCCTCTTTCCCCTCTTTCCCCTCTTCTTCCTCTTCTTCCTCTTCTGACGGCGCATTGCCAGCCTTTTCTTTCTCGTCCTGTTCTTCACTCTCAATCTCTATCTCAGCCACAATCTCAGCGCCACACTCTGGACACTTAAATGACAGCTCAAAATTCTCTTCATTCTCAGCTGCAGTCTTAAAGCTAAGAAGAGCCTGAATAGAAGCCGTAAGCTTTTCTGCTAGCTGCTCGAAGCCATGCGCATCCAGAGTATCACCAATACTGCAAATGTTCTCAATGACCTGCCCTGGAGTTAGCTCCCCAGGATTAATTGCCGCAGCCGTCTTGGTAAGACCTGTAGTGCGAAGGGCCTCCTTTAGCTCACTAAAACTAAATGTTTTTCGCATGCTACTCTCCTTTACAGCACATTTTCGTGCTTATTTCATATTTAACTATTAATAGATTTCCGTTAACTCTCTTTCTCTTCTGCTGAATCTTCTTTGCTCTCTTTCCTAAAACTTAAATTGTTAACCTCCTCTATCGAAGCCGGCTTTAGGCATGGAGAATTTAGATCGTGACAATGCCCACATTTTTCACAAAGCTCGGGGACACCCACAATAGCCGTTTTGACTAACATCTTTATCTCCTTAACTATTCGTATTTACATCTTTAATCCCTTCATTAATCCCAGAGACTAAAGCATCAATTGCAGTCTGCAAAGACTGCAAAGACTCGCTAGGAGAGCTTGTTTTGGCAAAATCAACAAAACTCTTAAGAGACTGTAAAACAACGTTAATTTGTTTTTTCATCTCTTCTATAGCTTGAGCTGAATTAGTAGAAGCTTGCTGAATATCGGCCACCTTCTCCCTTAAGTCTCGACTTAGAGCAGATTGCCCTCCTGTGGAAGTGGAATTTGAAACCTCCTTTAAGCTACTATCTAAATCTGACAGAACAGCGGTAATATTCGTCTTGCCTTGACCAACCATGGCTTCTATAAACTGCCCAAGGTTTGCCATGTTCAGAATTGCCACCAGGGAATTATCTTCCTGTCCTTGCAGAGGGGAAGTGGCGGCATCAGTAGACGAAGAAGGGGGTTCGGACAAAGGGGAATTATTTAACGCCTCCTTAATAATATCTCTCATAGACCGACCTCCATTTACTTTCTCTGGTTTAAGCTCTGCGTCTGCCTGTTCTTTGATATCCTTAACTAGATTGTCTACCGGCTCTTTTAGTTTTGCTACGTCCGAAGGCGGGGAGGTGGTTTTTTTCTCGATCCCAGAAGAAACAGGAGTTTCTTTTCCAGCCTTTTCTCCCACTAGAAGATTATTAAGTTCTTCCATGCTTTTGGCTTTATCCACGGCCCCATCCAAATCAGTAAGTTTTTTCATAAGCTCTCCGCTAGCGACAAGTCTAGTGACATCGCTATTCTTAATGCTTGAGACAAATAAGGCTATGTCCGTGGAATAACCACTTAATTTAGAAGACAACTTTCTTAAAATCCTAATCTCCTCTTCGCTTAAAGAACGACTAATAGCAGATGCTAGCTTCATAACCACTCCATAAACAACAAGGTCCCAACCGACATAACTATATTAATAGCCACTAAGATGTTTGTCCCGGCGATGGAGGTGGAGGAGTACCCACCGCCCCCTCTCCAGTTTCTGGAGCTCCACCTGGAGCAATGTCTGATGAAGAGGGCTCCGACATTGGTCCTAATCCACTTCCCAAATCTGGCATACCGCCCCCACCTCCATTGGGAGCACCACCACCCAGACCCCCAGACAAATCTGGCCCCTGTGCACCTCCACCAGATTGAGAGGCTGGCTGTTGAGTTCCTGGAATTACCCTGTCCTCTATTACGGTACTAGGAGTCATTGAGCGCATCTCTGTGAGAGAATAAGCCGAAGACTCTAAAATCCTTTTTTCCTTTGCAAGAATAGCATCCTCTAGCATCTCTTTCCTTCTATTTGCTAACTCTTCTTCGGGATCTAAGTCTAAACTTTTCAAATAGGAATCTCGAGAAACCACTTTAGCTGAATTGAACCCATCTGCCACCTTTTGCATGTAATCATTCAAGTCCTTAAGAGTAAGCTTATTCCACTGTATCTTGGGGATGATAAGCTTCTTTTGCTTTGACTCGATAATCGTCCAATCTCTCGCCACGGCGATAGGCTTTATTACCTTATTACGAATCCAATATTCCAATTCGTCTCTGAACATTAAATATCTTTGACGCAAAACTTCCAGACCAACCGAAGCGGTACTATTCCCCTGAATAGTAACTAGGCCATTTCTCCTAGTCACAAATAGATGGTTTGGCGGCACATCAAAGCAATATACTATGCCGTCATATGGCACCTCTGACTTGCAAGGCATTAGTACTCGGCCCTTAGACCTAAGGTCAATTACTCTAGCTGTCTGTTTAGCGGCATGTGAAAAATTCATACGATAAATTGTTTTATTTCTCCAAGGTTTAAATTCCGCATCTACTCTAGTTGAATACCCACACTTGAAAAATAGCTCCTGGATAAAGTCTATTAATTCTTTAGAGTACAAAGCAAAAGACGCCCTTAATAGTAATCCTCTTTTGCTCACATAGCTTTTTTTTGCAATACCATGTCTTCCAGCCAACTTATTAAGAACCTCATAAATATCATGCTTTGACCAATCTCCAATTAACCTTGGAAGCTTCCAAGTGTCAAACTCGCTACTGATTTCTCTTTGACAGAGTTCTATAAAATTCTGATCCCTCATAACATAGCCCTTATATTTCTCATCATACTTAACGCCTAATACTACCATGGCGTCCTTCCACTCCACGGCTGGGCCACGCTGAGCATATTTATATATCATTACCTTTTGACCGTCTTCTTCAATAACCTTACTTCTAGTCCAAGTATAAAATACTAAATTGATAAATTCCTTTGGGGTAAAAACAAAACCACCATATGTAATTGTTTCTGGAGTGTGCCCCACCCAATCTCCATGATCTAGTATACTGCTTCTCACTTTTACATCAGCAGCTTGGACCGTTTCCCACTGCATAGTCTTTCTATCTCTAACATACATCCTGTGATTTGGAGTGACCTTAATATCCATAAACCGTGTTTTAAAACTTATCATATTCCCAGAATAATAATTGACTATCTTCTCCTTGTAATGATGATACTCTATCACTTTAGTTTCTGGATTAAATGTGGCAATTTCATCTGTATCTACAATTTCATCATACCTCTTGAAGCCGCGCTTGGTAAGAGTCTCAGTCTCTTCGTCATAGCAATAATTAGGACCCTCTCCGGTAATAACTCCTTCTGGGACCATTAAACCGGCCATGATGTTTTTAATAATACGGTCTAATTTTGGAGTAGTGTCAATAATACCACCTGCATTACCAATCTTTTCTATTTGAACGGCTCCATGAGTAATAAGCTTCGGGTCCAAATCAAACTGTAAATCTACAAAGATATCTCTGAATTGTGCTAAGTCTTCATCGGTTGGACGCCATCTGCCAAGCGGATCCCCCAATTTAACATGAGTGATGGGGTTAATCAAGTTCGCTGCCTGGGCATATTCGCTTTCCCTAAGTAAATCGTATAGCATAAGATCTTTAAAGCAAGAGGCAATAATGCTAGTGCCACGATGATCATAGGGCTCAGACAAAAACTTCACGTGGGTTACGTTAAAAGAGTCTAGGGGAATATTCTGCCCTCGTGAAATATAATAAATAATTTCTTTAGGAAGGGTAGCTCTAATGTATTTATCTTTAGGATCATTACTCCTAACGAGGCGTTTTAGTGTATCGTCAGGCTGCAGTGTGATAAGAGGTTCCATAGTTACGGCCGAATACTTAACATCGACGTAGTCTGGATTGTGAACAACCCAACGGCGCCACGTCTTGTCATTATCATTCCAGTCTCCATACGGAAACGCCTCACCTAACATCCAATAAACAAGGGCTACGCCATATAAAACATGCAGAAGTCTCATATCTTCTGCTAGCTCGTTCATTTCAGTTTCAATCTTTTTATTATCACAAGTTATTTCAAATTTAGAAATAGGAAACGTTGCATGTAGATTAATACAGTTTCTCACTAAAGGATGAGTAGAATAGAAATGCCTACACCACGCATTAAGCGTGCGCCTATCTCTCGGCAACTGTAAGTTAGAAAGCTCAAATAGTGGTGAGTAAACCCTAGGAATAGTTCTAACTGAACCACCGCCACCCCCACTATTATTCCCCCCATAGGTACCGCCAAACTCAGCTGTCTTACTAAAAGAAGCTATCTTATAGGCGGCCAACGAGGTTGTGGCGTCTGTAACAGAGGTGGGCATATTCAGATTAGCGTCCGCCGTTTTATGCGAACTTGGAGAAGCGCCACCTCTTTTCCCTGACCCTGATACATTTTTGAGCTGTTCTCTTCTAACTGGGGAGAGCTCATTTAGAGGATCAAATTCTTTACTGTCACCATAATAAAATTTCTTAGCATCGTCATCCATTCTCTTCTCCTCAATTACCGTCTGGCCCTTGATTTCATTCTACTTATGATGTTGGGGGATAAATTTACTACCTTCTTAGGTAGTGGCATTGCCCTACTACCACCCCCATAAGCTAACGGTGCATTAGTAGCAAACCCACCAGAAAGCGTAAACCTCATTGCTATATAGGCATACATTAAAGCCATAAAACCATCAATCGTTTTTGCGCCGCGCTTCCCAAAAACCTTAACACGATTGCCATTCACAATCTTCTCAGACGACAATAAGCCAGCTGTCTCTTCGGCTAAGGCTTCTGTTATAAACTGATCTTCCGAAGTTTTGTACGGTAGAATGAATCTGGAATTTCTAAACTGAGACAAAATCTCATCGATAACCATATCCTTATTAACGCTAACAAATGGAGGAATAGAAGATTCATTATAATTATAGACATTCTTTGACGACACGGAATGACACCCTAAGAACCTCCTGTTGAACTCCTTTTGAAGTTCATAGATTTGGGCTAAGCCATAGCCCATATCGCCAATACCCTGAATAACAGAATATTTTACAAACAAATCTTTCACTCTCTTCACTTGCTCGCTGGGATCGCGAGTATCCACCCTTTCAAGCTTCTCTACTCGCATCTTCCCATCTACATGCGAAAGTATTAATACGTAGGTATAACTCCCCTGAGAAGACTGTTCATCTATCTTCCCTCCCCAATCCACACCCAGGGTTACTGCCGTAGACGTATATGGTTCAATATACGGTGGATATGATATCTGATCATCAGCACAACTTAGAACTAACTCTCGATAAGAATCACCCGACATTGCCCCAGTGTAAAATTCCCCCAATACCTCATTCTGGAATTGCTGCGGCGCCTTATCCATTTCTTTAGCAAGAATACTTTCCTTAGATAAAGTCGGAACATACAGTTGGTTAAAGTGATATCCCCTTATTGGCGAGCCTGGATTTGTGGGAACCCAAGCCCCATCTTTTATTGCTTCACGTTTATCTTCTAGAGCTCCACATAAAGGACATTTAACTGTATATTTTTCTATCCAGATATCTCTCCAAGAACTTGACCCATATTGATAGAAGGGATATAATTTGTTACAGGTATGACATCTTAACTGATAGAACCTTTGGTCGGTTTTCAACCATAGAGCATGAAAATAACTCCCTTCGTTAAACGGCGTACCAAAAAACACTTTAACTCCTAAACCCGGCGGACCATATGGAGAAGTTGTCAAAGTTTCTTCTAAGTTTTCTATAGCTTTTCTAGTCATATCCTGAACTTCATCATAAAAAATTATATGAAAGGTCTGACCCCTAAGACGGCCAGCATCTTTAGAGGTGGCGTCTACAACCAAAAAATTATTGCCTTGAAACTGCTTAACTCGTTGCGTCCACTTGCCTATATATTGCGGCTTACTGCTAGGAGTCTTAGAGTTCTCATCAAACCACATAGTCTCTGGAGTATAGGTCCTACGTCTAATATACTCAGATTTAGAGAGTATTACTTCGATCTTCTCATCATTAAAAGACGCAGAGTTTAAAAGAGAAGGAAAAGCATGAAGAACCCTAAGGTCGGTATATAGCCCACAATTTAATAAATAGAAATACAAAGCAGATGAGGATACTGAAAAGCCTATCTGCCTACCCTTAACTATCACAGTGGGCTTACCTTCTCTAGATAGAGCTTCACCGGTAATATAGTAAAACGGCTCCTTTAAATAATCTCTACCACAATTATTTACACTAAAAGAACCATCGCTATCAGGTAGACTAACATACTTCTCGCACCACCTGATGACGTCTAAGTCTTCAAAGGACGAAGTTAAATCTTTAACGAAGTTTTGTGCTACTGGAACTGTAATCTCTTTGGCGGCCTCTGGAACAGATATTGGACAGCCCTGTGGGGCACGAGCTAAAAACAACTTACACTCCGGACACATACCCACAGTAGGATCATCTAATGGTTCAAATTTTAATTTACAAACGCTACACTTCATTCTTATGTATGAGGATTAACTAACGTCCCGCTTGGGGCATCCTCTCCTTCGTCAGACCGGTCTCCACTCTGCGAGTATTCAATACTATTAGAAGAAATTACATCCTCGATCAGAGCAGTTTGTTCAGCTAAAAAGCTATCATCATTAAAAAGCTTAACCAACTTACGCATCACATCATATATCGGGGACCTATAACTAAAAAACATCTTTAAGAAATCCGCAGGAATAGCATCATACTTATGTCCATTGGAAACGATTTCATATAGTTTTCCCAACATTGCTGGTAAATGGTCTACAGTCTTATGTAAATTGTCACGCTTATAGATAAATCTGGTGAAATCCTTAAACGTATCATTTGCAAACTTTGTCTTTACACTTTCATCAAACTGACTAAGATCAGCAGAATGAACTATCCTCTTAATCCACTCTTTCTTTAAAGATCGCACTTTTTTATCTTTATCTGCTAAAACAACTCTTAACGCCTCTATCTGCCCGTCAATAACTTTTTCATCTGCATACTTAAAAAGCAATAGCCTGTTGGTCGACGCCTGCTCTTGTCTACGCTTATTATCTTCGGGCACGTTCATAGGACTAGACGGCTCCTCTGTAACTGTTCCTACATCAAGATCTCCAAACGTTTTACATTTCATAGTAGTAATCCTTAATTTTCTGGGTTTAGCCATAAGTTTTGCAAATCTATGGGGCACTGCTTTTTTATAGAATACGACAGACATTGCGCCCTCACGCTCCAAATCTTTAAGCTGTTTCTCAGTAAGATCTGCCCCTTCCACAGGCTCAGACTCATCAACATGGTCTTCTTCTGCTAATAGTTTTCGGAAGTTCTCTGGTAAAAACGTAGCCGACAATTCACCAAGGGCCATGTTAGTACTGGAATCTAATTGTAAAGTAGAATTATTACCAAGCATTGTTTCTCTAAATAAAGCGTTTAATTCCTTAGCCACTTCTTTAATTCGGGGATTATTTTCTCCCTTTTTAGTCCCAAACGGAACAACGCCCTTAAACAAGGTATTAAGTAAGACCCGATTACACAATGGCATCAAGCCGAAGAAATTAGATAGCCCCATTATATATCCAACGGAGCCGTCATTGGAAGCAATGCTATCTATAATGCTTTTAATATTTTCCCTAAGCTGCCCACTGGCATTCACCGTCTCCTGCTCTTTTTCAGTAAACAAATTACTAGCCCTACCTCTAATGCCAGTAATGCCCAACCTAGAGCCAGCATCCAATAACCCAAATTGTTGAATAAACTTAAACACTATCCCTTGAGCTTCGGTAAACAAGAAATGCTCATACCATTTTACCGCCTCCAGGGATTCTGGCGTAGGCTCATGTTTAGCTAAATAAATATAGTGCGCTAGAATGGCCCCAAGTAAAAACAGCTGCTTTGACACTCTTGACGCATGTTGCCCACGACCGTTTTTAGGACTATTAGTAATCATCCTCTCTATGACGGCCATCTCATGGAACCTAAAAAGAACAGCCCACTGAACATCGTCCTGAATTAAAGCCATAGCTTTGGATATAGGCATGTTTAAATAAGATTTACCCTCTCCAATAATATTCCCTAGTACCTTAAATTGCCTCTCCGCAGCCGGGCCTAAACGAATCCCAGACCGTTTAGCTTTCAAAAGCTGCTTATAGGTGTCAACCAAGTTAATATACGGGTTTTTCTTGGCAAATCTCTTACTGGCAGACATTTCATACGTGTTGATAAATTCATTCCAGCCCACGTTAAGAATAGAATTATAAGATGATTGCAAGGCAGATTGCAATAGAGGAGTCTCTATTCCTTGCTTTCTCTTTCCAATTAAGCTATTAAGTAAACTTACCCCTCCCCTCGTCGCAAACCCAGAATGCTTAACCTTCATACGTTTAGCTGCAGCAATGGTATTGACCACTATGGGAGCGTTGACCTCTGGTGAATCTTCCACGTCCTCTGTGGGAGGGTGAAGTAACGGCTGAATCTTAGAACCGATACCCACACATCGTAATTGGCCTAAGTCATCAAAAATAGTATTATCTATTCTATTCCCTTTGTCGTCAAACTTTCGCCCCAATGCCCGCAAATCTGCACACAAATCGACATCTCCACCCTGCTCCATGCGAATTTCTGCAGTACGGCGAGCCCTTTCGCTAATGGCAATTTGATTCATTTGCTCCTTAAGAATGTCACCCAAATTACCGAATTCAGCACCTAAAATTTCATAAATAGTAGAGCTTTGACTTATCATATTCCTAATTCTATTTATTCTTTCTTTTCCAGAAATAGATCTAACAAACGTGTTCCTACCGTCGCTAATCTTAATACTGTATTTTCTACCTGCTGATCTACCGCGCTCCCACTTGAGCGCTGATTTACTGTGCTCCCTCGTCCTGCGCAGAGAAAATTCTGGGTTAAGTATAACTTCTGCGTCGGACACAATTTCATATCTATCTCCAGCGACGACTGTATTGTCGCGCTGTGGGAAAAACTCAATCTTCGTCCCTCTCACGGCATTAGGAATAATGGGAACTTCAAACTTTTTAGTAAAAGATTTACCATTATAAACCACAAGGCGCAGTCCATTAACATTCCTAATCCTTGTAAACGCCGAAGGCCTTAAAACCTTTACTGCCTTATCTTCCTTAGACCTTACAAAATCACTATCAGCTCTAGCTGAACTATCTTCAAGATGAGAATTAGAGCCACCAGTAGCCACTCCCAAATCTGTATTCGTCGATGGGCTCTTCAAAGTAATTTTATGAGGTATAACCTTAAAGCTATCCCCCATGTCTGCAATACGAACCTTTATCTCACTCCCATCAGAATAAGATTCCACGTATGTAAATGAGCAGGGCATCTCTTGCCCGCCAGATAAGGTCTCCGCAAGACGGGGGGTTACTATTAGCTTATTTTTAAGATCGGCCCAATTAGGATAAGCGCCCATAAGCTGCGGCAGAGAACAAAACATATTGCTGCTGCTCACAGGTATTGTGATTTCCGACCCTCCAATTAATGATTTAGTTAATAACATCAAAGTTTGACCAGAAACAGCATCTTCGTCCAAATGATCCCGTGCGGCATCTATAGCGTCCTTAATAATCGAAACCTTTGATTTGTCGTTAAGGTCTTCGGCAACCGCTAAGGATTCACTTAGAAGGTTTATTGCTTTCTCAATGGGAGCTATGATGGTTGCCTCAGTAAGTGATTTTCCTAGTCCAACCGACTTTGTTTTCTTGATTCCATATGCTAACTTGGCCGTATCATAATATTTACTGATATTTTTTTCAAACTCTACATCAGCTCCAACGGCTGGAACCCAATAAACATTAATAAGTTCAGACCCACTATTAAACCTCACGCTCTTTTTACCCATTGCATTTGCTAACGTCCGAGTCTTCACTGGTATAGTAGAATATAGCTTGGGCAACGTAGGAGCTAAATGAGTGTTTATGTCCTCTAGCGCCTGCTCGCTCCCCTTGCATTTTCTATTTAGTACGTCTAATACGATAGTATGAATGTCTCTTGTGGTAATAACGGGCACCCGAGTAAGCTTATTAACAAGAGGCTCTCTAGTTCTAATCGGTTCCGACAGTTTATGCTCCATTAATCTTTTAGCACAAGCCGTTGCGCCCGTTAGCAGTGCACCAGCCTCCTCCGCCTGTTTAATATTATCAAAATGTTTCTGAAGCCAGGAAGAGTTTAATGTTGTTGGGTCAACTGGGCCTAACCCGAATTTTTTAAGAGACATTTCTTTCTCTTTTAACGGATGACTCAAAGCATACAAAAGTCGCTCTCTGGACGTGAAATATACTCCAGGCAGAACACTCTCCGACGAAGCCGATGAGATATACTCATAAGGAACATTGGGAATTATTATTCTTCGAGACGGGGTTGTGGCTACCGGTACACCCTTAGGGGTAACTCTCTTTCCTGGAGTTTCTATAGCTACAATAGCACATTTTCTACGTTTTTTATTCCTGTCTACCTTCAAAACCTTAACAGAAACCGTAGACCTTAATAATTCAGAAAGGAGTTTGTCGTTAAGATACAATATTTCATCTTTAGAAGAATCCACAAAATCAGAAAGAAAAGATTCAAAAGAATCAGGCAATTCCTCTTTGGGGATAATGGGCACAGTAGCCGAAATCTCTAAAATAGAAGGACTAATTATGGCGTAGGACCCACTATGAAATCCCATCCTTTTAACAATCACCGACCTATAAAATTCAAAAGCAGACAGCGTGTCCCTTAAAGCCGTCACAATGGATCCCAACTGATAGTCAAAAAGAGCGAGCAAGACGGAAGCTTTGTCTACTGGCATTTTTTGGCCAAGAGCCTTTTCAAAATTAGAAACCGCAGATAAGGCAGTAGGGGTTAAATACCCGCCAGAAACACTAGCTACAACTGCAATATCTTTTTCAGCCCCAGGATATAACTCAATCGCAACGTTATCTGAATCAAGGTCCTTAATTTTATTCACTTTCTTGGTAGTCAAATCCTGCAATACGATATAATAGTTAATCTTATCCTGAGTCTTCACTGCGAATGTAGGTAAAACAAGAACCTGCTTATCTTTATCTTCTAAAACTCCGGTTTCAATTCTTTCTGAGAGCGGAATAGATTTAACAAGAGAACGATACGCAACGCCAGAAATGTCCAAATCATGTTTTTTATCTAGAATCACCTTAGATAAAGACAATAGAGCTTCATTGACACTACCGCCATTAGCGACCTCTTGATATCTTGCTGTCAACGCCCTAACATTTGCACGTAGAGTGGGAATATACTTATCTGCGTTGGTCGCCATGGTATTACGATAATATTTTTGTACATCTGTCTGACTACCTTGAATATCATTCGGAACCGAACTCTCCGCAATTTGACCATTAAGTTTATAGTTTACAGAAGTTAAATCATCTAAAGACTGGCCAATAAGCTTTGTGGAAAGAACATCAAACACTTTCTCTGCTAACGCCAAAATATCTGCAACCGAAAGCTCTTCCACGTCTGCTGTTTTAATTTCATTTTTAAGTGCCTCTGGGAGTAAAACGTCTACCATCCGATTCGTAATATAGAAACTCCAAGCCGCATTCGTAGCCCCAGACACTGGCATAAGCCCCGAATCTGGCGCTTGACGCGGAAACATTGAAGTTACCATATCACAAATCGTTTCATAGAGTTGCTCTCCACTAGGCTTGGTATCCCTTTGCGTATTGTATATAGCACTAACTAAATCATCTGACGTATGAATACCATTGCTTTTTAGGGCAGACTTAATAGCGTCTGTAAAATTAGAAAATCTCTCTACTGGAATAGCCCCAGTCGAAAACGGTTTTTTAACATCAAATTTATGTTTGCCAACAGCCCCACATATATTATAAACAACGTTATCGTTAATTTGTCTTACTGCTTCCAGCACATAGGAATTATGCTGAGGCTCTGCGCTAGCATCATATGAACCGGACATGCTTTTCTTTATAGCCTCCTGTGCTCCTATGCGCACAACCCCATAGGATTCTTTAAGTTGATAACCGGCCATAGAAGCAAAAACATCAAAAAGCTTTTTGGCCTCTTCCGGCATATATAGAGCTTCACCACTAATATAATCTACAATGTCTTCTATGTCTTGGTGCCGACTACTAAAAATCCTAATCGCATCTGCTAAACTATTAACCCGACCCTGATCCAACATACCTATAAAATCTGGAGAAACAGATACCCCAGAAACACCTAGAATTTTACGAACTTTCACTGGAACCCTATAGCGCGCCGCCATCATGTTTTTATTTAAAACTATGCGACCTGGAGTATCAAGCTTACCTATTTCCCTCAATCGATCACCGATAGCTGGATTATTCAAACAGTATACAAAAGCTATAATATTAGAAACAATTTCTATCTTACTTAGATCTCCACTAATAAAACTTTTCTGCATACCCCTAGCGGCAGAGTCAGTCAAGGCATTGATTTTAGAAACTTCCATCAGAGTAGCCGCTAAGGCCTTTCCCATAGTTTCAAAAAAATCCTTATCATATTTAATTTCAGAAAGATTTGGAATGGATCCAAGATTTCTGTTGAGCATATAAATAAGAAGAGGGAAAGAAGCATAATTCTTGCTATAATTAAACGCCTGCATGATAGTAGAGAATGCCCCCTCATGATTCATGCCGCTTTCTAATATTTGCTTTTTAAATGCCTCAAAAAACTTATCCATAGGAGTAAACTTGTCATTTGTCTTATTTGGTAGAGAGGCAAAGTTAAACTCCTTATCTACATCGCTAAAACTATATTTAGTTAACCCTCCCTCTTTATTCGCTAGCTCCTTTACCACGTCTGCAAATAGCGTACTTTGACCTTCATCTGTGAGCATAGAATCTTCAGGTCTAACATAATAAGCCCCACGACGCCTGCGCCTAATTTCAAAATACACATTTAATAAATATTTCTTTAGACTGTCCCCGTCCAACTTACCTTTGTAACTATGTTTAAACTTTCCCGTCTCCAGAATTCTTTTAATCTCCTGAGCGGCAAATGGAAGCCCTTCAGAAAAATCCTCTTTCTCAAGAATACCCGCCGTCATCTTAAACGCAAACCTATGATCCTTAGTAAGAGCCTGTAGAGCTGTAATCAAAAATGGAACTCCATTATTAATGGCTTTATCAGGCCCCATATCTTGGTCAATCACGGCTCCTGCCCCAAACTTTGCAGCCAACGCAAAGGAAGGACTAATAATACTTTTGGCACTTGCTGATTTCCAATTCTGGACAGTTGCCCTAGTCTTCATGCTCTCAAAGGCCATCGGCCAAGCTTCCATCATTTTTTTCTTACGATATTCCTCATTAACTGTGTCGTCTACAAAGTCGCGAAGAGACAATGTCGCATTATGAGCTCGCGCCCTATTATAGTCTTTTAAAATAGCCAGATTGTAATATTTAGACACAATACTACCAGACTTATCTAAAATAGACATCAAAGAAACGGCAAAAGACCCAACTGTATCAAACAAAATCTGCTGTATTAAAGCCGGGGAAAGCTTATCTGGTTCCATGACATCATGGAAAGTAACCCCAGTGTTAGCCCCGCCCAAAGAGGAACGCACGGCGCGTTGTACTTTATTGTCCCCTAATGCCCATAATAAAAGCCCAATAAGATATGCTGGGGAGGCTGAGGCTAAGCCAGCAACTACTTCATCTGGGTCTCTCATTAAGTCACTAAAGCCAGAGAACTTTTGATTAACCTTAAGCCTTCCAGTCGGAGCCGACATCGAAGATAAGTTTGACAACCAATATGACATAATAGCTTGTGTTAAATAATCGACTAACTGAACCATACGACTTTGACTTACGGCATCGCCACTCAAATATTCCTCAGGAACCTTAGCTAAGACGGCCTCTCTCTCTAACTCATATCGCGGATCAGACATTACAATTTGCATTGCCCTGCCCAAAGAGACCTTAATTGCAGCAAAGAGAGCATCGACGTAAAGGTTATCAGCCCTAAACTTCTCTGACATCGCTAAATAGGCATTAATTAAATCAACAAAAGAAGATTTGTTAAATTCCACAGTACTGTTAGAGGACAGGCCAATGAAAGAGGCAGAAATATGTAAATTCTGCATTGCCCAATATGCAACTCCCTTTGCCAATGTGGATGGGTCATGGAGCTTAACATCTTTACTGAGTGCTTTGTGCCCAGATTTAATCACATCTCTCAAGCGAGAAGCCAAAATCCCTGGCTCTTTCTCTGATCCCACGAAAAACTCTTTAATCTTCTGATTCACCATTTGTATATTCAGTAATTCTAATTCCTCAGTAACAACCTCATCCTCTTTCTTATCCTCTTTCTCAGTAACAACCTCATCCTCTTTCTTATCCTCTTTCTCAGTAACAACCTCATCCTCTTTGTCAAAGGTGACTATATTTGCAAGACACATCCCAGATGAATAATTAACTCTTCTAAAAAAATCATAGACCTTTTTCTGCGCCTCTGGAGCCTGAGACCAGTCTCTATCCATGGCAGCAATAGTCGTCTCGATATCTCCAAACGCGGGAGCGGGTTGAGTAATGGAAATTAAATTCTTAATGTAGGTAGACCTAGAGTTACTATGTATTACTATTCCCTTCTTTTCTGTCTTTGGATCAACTAGCCACTCTGACGGAACCTCAGTCCAGAAACCATTAGAAGAAGCTAAATCTCTATAAATTTTAATCGATTGTCCCTCTTTACCAGCTCCAATATCATAAATAACAATATGCCCCAAAGTTCTAGGGATAAAAGCCGCAGCGCTAAATATTTTAGCAATTTGTTGCGCCTTCTCCGGCGTAAAACTAGAGCGAGGCATGGCTACCATTTGCCCAAGTTTATTTAATATGCCAAGGCTAATCTTAACGTTTAGCTTTGTTGCTATGGTTGTCTGAACGAATTCCATAAAATCCGAAGGCATGACAGTATCTCCAGTATACCTAGAAATAAATGTCATAATGTCCTTAGCTACTTCATTTTCCACCGTAGCTCTGTCCGACTTCTCAACGACAGATACCTCGGACTTCACGGCCGTCCTACCAAGAGAGGATATATAGAAAACATTCTTACTGGAAACCACATTGGAAATCACATTGTCCATTAATCTGCTGTTTTCCGCCCTATCTCGTACCTTATAAATTCTGCCCTCTTGGTATAGAATAATTTTATTCTTATCTTTTTTATCAGCAAAGACAGCACAAGGCCCACTATATAAATTAGTAGCCACCTTAACAAATGCTGCTGTCTCCAAATTATCGTAATAGGTATCAAGCGAGCGACGAGCCTCTGTCGCAATCTTATCCATCAACATTGTGCTGCGAAGCTTATTTAAAACGATTACCATAAGTTCAGCAGCAATAGTAGGCGCCTCATCTAGAAAGTTCTTCGCACTAAATTTATTAGGTTTAGATAACTTCGATATTAAGCCTTCTAATTCCTTTGCGACAGAAAGTTCCAAATGTTTATCTTCTCCCAAAATAGACATAAAATATGACACTACTTCAACAAGAATCTTTTCATCTAGTTTTTCTGGGCCATGTAGCCAGGTAACCACGTCCTGTTTTGGCACTCCAAGAATTCCAGCAATAACTTTTGGAGTGGACAAAAGAACAGACAGCTGATCAATCAACTGAGTGGACACAGTATTAGCTTTGTCCGAAGTAAGCCCAATATCTCTCAGACCAGTAGATAGGCGACGGTCAAGCGTTTCTCGTATAGGCCGACTGGAATAAAACGCCTTAGTAAATTCATCTTTAGAGATTTCCCGAAACTTATCTTTTTCATATTCTTTTGTAATAACATTAGCCACAACATCCCCAGTCCTAAAATCAATAATACTAAAAGATACAGCTCCAAACGGCAAACGGCTATCGTCAGCACCGCTTTCAAAGTTTAAATCCCAATCCCTCTTGGCTAGATAGACACTTTGTTTCTTTTTAGTAGTGCCATGGCTTTTAATAACATAAATACCGCTAGGCTCAACCGTCACAGCATCTACGGCCTCAACGATCCATCTCCCCGCCTCCAACGTGCCAATCATAGGGCTCTGTATATAGAAGTCAATAAACTTGCCACGCTGCCTAAGTTGTTCCGGCCCTCTTTCTGTCGTCGCTGTCTCCTGATCGACACCGGAACCAATGACATCATTATAAAACTGATCTATATTGACATTAACTTGTTTAATAGGAGCACCAAAAAATAATTGGGCTAAACCATGAGGGTCCACTTTAGTTACCCTACTTAGATACGAATCAACCTTAGCTAACACATTCTCCCTACTAGTAACATTGTTATCACTATCTTTTGATAATTTAGATTCTAAATTATTAAACATGAAATTGATAAATAAATTAAGCAAGGCCTTAGATTTCTCAGGCTGAGAAACAGGGCTAAAAGCATATATCGGGTTGGGGTGTGGTTCTAATAATAAAGAAGCAAACTCACGTCTAAGCTTCTCATCATCATATATCTCTTTAGAGAATATAGGATAAGCCGAGAGAATTAACTTGGAAACTGCATCGAGCTGCTCCGGCGTTGCTGTAGCTGTGCTAACTAATTCCAACGTCTTAGTATCGGCCGCTAGAGATGCTGAGCCACCTGCCGGTTTTTCAACTTCTACATAAAAGTCTCTACCCGTAGGGAGAATAGCCCAAAAGACATCGCCATCTTTACCCGTGGGATAGAAGGCGCCGTCCTCATCCATAGAGCCAATTTCAAATTGGACGGCGTGGCCCTGGGTAAATATGCTCTCCTTTTTCTTGGCATCCATGATATCCGCATGATAAAAGCCAGATTTCCTATCTTTAATTCGTGCCACTCTATCTATCTTGGTAGGCAAAATAGGTTCAGCATTTAATGCCGTTCTTAAGAATAAATCAGAATAAAGTCCTGTGGCAGGACCCGTGACGGCTTTGATGTAAATTTTATCCTCTTCTTTAACTTTCTCGTACCTTGTCCCTGTAACAACGCGATGAGGTGCCTCCCCGTCCACAAAGAAAAAGGTAGACCTATCAAGCTTATCTACCTCCTCCGTGGCAAATTCTGTGGCTATTGTACCAGCAGAGCTGGCATATTTAGCTGACTCTTTATTGGGAAAACCATGATAATAGGTACCGATATCGGATAGATTAATCTGATCCCCAGAAACATAATCGAATAGCTTAACTTCATTTGGTGCGACCCTATGAGAGTCAGAACCATCCAACTTGGCCACCAAAACATCAAAAGTCGAAGCCCCACGATGTTTTGCAATCCCAAGTAGCCTTTCACCAGAAGAATTATCAACAGTGGCAATAACCCTATACCAAGTAAAAATATCTTCTGGTTCCCATTCCTTCTCGACGGGCCTGTAATAATCCCCAACCTTTACAAATGTTTGCTCTCGCCAGTCTAAATCAGGAACAATGTTACGACCAGAAACGACATAAACATTAAAAATAGCAGAATTACTATATGAGACAGCCTTTTTAAGACGAAAAAACCTACTAAGTTTACCGCCCCAAATTGCGCTCACCTTTGATTCCTTGGGGCCATCAACTATATCGGGAACATGTTCCAACTTTTCTTTCATTTTAGCCACAAGTACTTTACTATTTCCAGTAAGTCTCGTCCAGGAAACGGAACCATCCCCCATCTTATAACCTATGTTATATGCTCCAGTCTTATTGTCAAAAACAACATAGGTATCTGGTTCGCCAGCAATAATAATCTTATTCCGTCTTTCAAACACCCTATAATATGGATCCGTATCTATCTCGTATTGAGAGTTAGTATTAAAACTATATGGCCTCTTCTTTTTATAAATCGCCTCCGCTTTTTCAAAAGTTTCCGCTAAAGTGCTAGAGGTATCTTCTACTTGCTCAATCTCCTCAAGGGCGACCGCCTCAGGAACTGTCTTTGTAGTAATCCTAGGCTTTTTGGGTGTAATTTCTTTTTCATCGGTTTTAGTCTTCTTTGGTTTGCCTCTTAGGACAGCTTGGGCGGACTCTAAATTACCCTGACCTGGAAGAAGAGTTTCCACTTCCTCAGATTCTTCTTTGACTTCTTTATTTTTGCCCTTTTCCTCAGATTCTTTGACTTCTTTATTTTTGCCCTTAGCGGAATACAAAATAAAAGCCATATTCTCCTCCGTCTTATTGCGAGATAACAACCTATCCTACTGTTTTTTTGTTTTCTTAGACGAGCCCTTCCCTGGTACTTTTTTATTAGTTAGTGTGGGCCTTCGCTTAGATGGTGCCGTTGGCTCTGTTGGTGATTGCGATGCAGCCTCTGTTTGCGAGCCCTTCCCTGGTACTTTTTTATTAGTTAGTGTGGGTACTTTTTTCTTATTAGTTAGTGTGGGCCCTCGCTTAGATGGTGCCGTTGGCTCTGTTGGTGATTGTGATGATGGTGCCGTTGGCTCTGTTGGTGATTGCGATGCATCCTCTGTTTGTTCGCTAGATATTTGAGATAAAAAATTCTTAAACTTTTCCAAATCAGTAAGCCCTTCAATACTCGTATACTCCTCACCATAGGTCTCTATAGGATTGGAAGTATTTTTAAAGAATTCCAGAGCTCTTTTATCTTTCTTCACAAACTCTTCAAATTCCGAATAATCTTCTTCATTAAAAAACGCGTACATAAATTTTGTCATGGTAGGTGTCATCTTCTGCGGGGATGAGGAAGTGGTAACCGGATTGAATGGCTCTTTTGGGGGCAACGGTGGAGATATGACTTTCTTTAGACTCTCTATGGTGGAATCTTTCCGAATAGGAAGAACAACTTCTCTTCCATCGGGTAGATTTAAGCTAACAGAAATTTGAGTGAGAACTACCTTTGATGGATCTATATTTGGACTTATTATTTGAAGTAATTCCTTCCAAGTTTTGATTGCCATTTAAAGTTTTCTCCAATAATCATGAAAAGCGTGTTTCTGAAGGAGGAAGCCAAATCATTTGCGGGGCAAACATCCCCATATAATTCAAGTATTTACGTAGACGATACTCCTCACGTTTTGTAAGTCCAAATGAATCTTTGGCAATATTAATGGCATCATTAAGATTCATACCAGAAGTAACAACATAATTCATAATATCAGTGGCCATTCCTACAATGAAACCACTCTCAAAAAACTGTAGAGCAGGTGAACCGGCTTCCTTTACCATCTCACCATTTCCTCCACAAGCCACACACTTGCCATTATAAAGCAGCGCCCCACATTCTGGACACTCATCATCGGATGGCTTAGTGTAAGTAGCAAACACCGTCTTAAGAACTTCCTCATGTTTCTTATTAATGGCAACTCGGATATCTTCAAGCTTTGATAGGTCTTCAGAGGTAAGCAAGGCTGCCACATCTGCACGCACAATAGTTGAAATAGCTTTGTCTATTTCTCCATAGTAGCTCGCTGCACGCTGAATGGAAAGCTTGTTATCGGCCTTGAAATCAATGCTTCTATTTACCTTTTCCCACAGGAATGCAATAGCTGCGTCTAGGCTCTTCCCATATACAGCTCTGCCACTAACAGAGTCAACATCATATACATGCCTGCCTGAAGCCTCCTTATTTATCCCATCGTTAATAGGAACAACTGACGCAACAACCGATTCCTTTGCTTCGCTCATTACCTGAAGATCAGTGGAAATATCATAATTCATTGTCTTCCTCCAACACTGCAATTCTTATAAAAATTTATTAATAGGCATTCGTTTCTACATTCCGGGGGTAACGAATGAACTCTGCCCAAACGGTGTATTGGCAGTCCCGGGTGTTCTCGTCATATAACTTTCCCTCCCATCTGGACCCAATGCAGACGGAATAGAAAAGAGACCCGCAAAAAAACTATTAGGATACCCAGCCCCCAATCCTTCTGAAAAATCAATACTATCATGACCCAACTGGTCTCCTTCATTCCAATTACACACTACTGAAGGCACGTCTCCCTCTTTCATCAGTGCCCTAAGATACTTACACTTTCCTGGTACTGTTATCTTGTCTTTCAGGGCCTTATTCAACGTGACCCTATTTTTAGCCTCTTTCGCGGTAGCAATATCTTCCCTGTCATTAGGAAGAACTGCATCGAGCTTATCTATAAATTTACCGGCCATTTGACATCCATTGGGAATCGTCAATCCATACGGACAAGGATCGAAAGTCTGAGATCTCACCTGGGCATAGATTACCTTCCCAACAGTTGCCTCAGATATACTACCAGATTTTATCATCCTCCCAATCTGCTCACCAGACGCCCTCACAGCCTCAATGGAAGGAATATAGACGTTAGTATAGTAATCCTCTATATTCTTCATAGCTGTCATCATGCGCCCCCTAAACCGGCCCATCCACTCTGGGACTCCAGAAGCCTGAGGAATCTTGCTCTTGTCCTTGTCCTCGTCCTCGTCCTCGTCCTCGTCCTCGCTCTCGCCCTTGCTCTTGTTGTATTCAGTTAGTGCAAATCTGTACCAGTCTATAGACTTCTGAACCTCTGCCGCTAAGCTTTGACGCCTCTCATCGGGGTCCTTCATTTCCTTGGCTGATATTAAGGATAACAACAAGTCTTTACCAGATGGGCCCACTGCCACGGCGGTGGAAATCACAAAGATTTCCTGCAGCAACTCCATTATGTCCGACACAGATTGGCAAGTCCTCAGCATTACTCCGTCTCTCCCAAACTGTCCCCACGCCCCAAATCTATCGGGGTCTCGAAGCTTCACCGACTCTAGCCCAAGAGAATTCATTATCGTATCGCTATAGCTTTTTAGTATATGACCGTGTCGTATACCACCTGTGACTTCCAACATCAACACTACCCCGTCTACGCTAGATAGAATCCGCAAATTATCCTGAAGAATAGGAATAGTTTTTTTGAGAGGGAAAGCTATTTTTTTACTATCCTCTCCAATCTTAGCTTGGCCAAGCACAATACCCGTAAGCTTAATAGCAGAGTTCTTGTCTCCTGTGCTAATGCCATCTACCGCCTGAAGTGCAAAATATAAAAGATTTAAATTGCCTACATTAAAACTATCGGCCCTAGATATATCAGCCGCTATCTTGGTCATTAGAAGCCCATCCGATAGATTGCCATTAGACATTAGCTCAGAGGCAACCTTCTTAGTGAGGCGGAGAACATTCTGTACGGGACTAGCTGCGGCCATCATAGGCTGGTCTGGTGATGGAGCGAGCTTGGGAGTAGATAAGTATGAAGAGAGATCAGTAACATTCCAAGGCCTAGAAGAAGAATCAGAAACATGCTGAAGTTTAGAATCCAGTGCATTAAAGAAGGCCTCAGTTGCAATAGGGATGGATTTAGCTACTGCAACAGTAGCAATATATCTAGCTACCCATTGGGCGGTTTTTACTACCAATGGAGAATCATACGTAGCAAATTTAATAGTAGAAGAGATAAAGTAATTATCGCTGCTCTCCTTGGCAATCACATCTAATGCTCGACTATATCCATCGACTACCGTATTTACCACCCTAAGCATGGCATCTGATGTTTGGTTTGCCGAAGCTATAGCATCTCTTGACATTTTTTCTAATGGCTGGAATAACACCGTAGTCAACGTAGAATAATCCAAAGAGCTTAAAAAATGATGAGGATCGCTAGATTTCATTTCCCTCTTCCACTTCTCAACAATTTCATTAACCAAGTCTTTAGTTAGCTCAAGTGGTCTGACTGGAGCAAGCTCACTAATTATGGGCATTACTAAAGTATCTAATTGTTTTATAGCATTATTTTCCAATTCAACTTTATATTTGGCCATCGCAAAAGAAACAATCTCAATTACGTCAATAGGAGCCGAGAGAGGACGGCTATAGACCTTAGAATAATCCTGTAATAAAAGAGCCACCTCACTTCTAGAAGATTCAATTTCTTCCCAAAGCGACTTACCCCCACTCAGAGGAGTCAAATTCACATCCTTACCCGAAAGGACTTCATTCATCTTCGTCGCTCGTTTCCTTAAATCTTCAAGCGACAATATAGCTGTTTCTTTAAAAACAGAAATAGAAGAAATATCTATAGGACTGTCAGACACAGCCTGTGTTCCCTTAAAGGCCGGAGAAACACGTTCCATGCGCTTAATGGAGCTTCCCCCAAAATTACCAGCCATTATAGTGAGAATTAAATTAACCGTTAAATCTCTTTTACTGGCCGAACGAGCAACCAAAAAGTAAGAATCCCCCTTAGGATATACCTTAAGCCCGCTATATTTCCCTTCTTCGCCCACATCCACTATAATCTTAGAATTAAATTTTTCTACATATAACGGAACTGTAGTCTCGGCGGTAATCAGCACATTAGACATTATCTCACTCCCAGTCCGATAACATTGAATTAAGTATCCCTATCAAATCTAGATCCTGCGGGGCGGATTCAGCTTTTGGGGGATGTGTTTCTTTCCACGTTGACGCAATAGTAATGGCCTTATCGGTTCTGTCCACGTAGGCAGTAGTTTTTGTCCATTCAACATTCAGATATTTATCTTGTGGCGGCATTTGTTGAAAAAAGAAAAAATTAAACATTTCCCCGGACTGTCCTGCACCCTGATCAACTCGGTCTAACGTTACATACATTGGAGACTCAGATATATCTTGATCCTTGGTAAACATGCGCCATTCATATTGAATCTTTGCCCATATTAACTGCATAATAAACGTGGAGAACTTCTTCAGGTCATTCTCTGATGGTGAGTACGTGCTTAGTGTGGTGAGTCGGGTATGAATGAACTTCATGGTTCTTAGTGTGCTTGTTCTTGGAGCTAGACTGCTCTCCCTAAAATTATATTTATTTATATCTAATAAATCAGATAGATCCATAGATAAAATTTGATTGACTATCTTCATATATACCAACAACTTATCCTGTTTCTTAACCTCTTCTATCTGAGCCGGATCGTTAAAAAAAGCGCGATCGTAAATAGTTCTACCCCTTTTATCCTTCCTCTCCGCGATAATATCATTATAGTGTTTCTGTAAAAAATCTAGCGCTTCAGTTTTGGCCTCTTGTTCAAGAACCATGGCCACATCATTTTTTGGTTCCCTCATGAAAGGAAAATTCCCAAGCACCGAATAAACCTTAGACGCAACAATTCTAACATCCGAGCTTTTATTCATGGACACAGTTGAAGGACGAAGAAAATCCGCACTAGATAAAGCATCCAAAATCGTTTTAGCAACACTTTTTTTAAAACTAGCTAATGCCAATGTGCCTATAGAATCAGCAGAAATACCCCCCTCGAATATCTTCAAGGAACTAAACCATTGATATAACACATGGATATATAATAATCTCGCAAAAGCATGATGCAATAAAGCATTATCAATTAAACTCTTGGGGTCTAAATGAGAAACAACGTCAAGCACGTAATAGGCGGATTTTGCAGCATTCTGTTCCATTCCTGAATATTCACTATTTGAGGGATCGCGGTATTTATCTGATAGCACCCTCATTACTCCACTAGCGATACTCGCATTGGAAAACAAAGACTTAGACTTAATATCCATAGAATCGACATATCGCTTAAAAGCTTCACTTAATTCATCCATAAACCAAACAATAGGGGCATCCTTAGGAATGTCCCGTATCTTTCGAAATTGTTTTATATCTCTATAGAGCCTCCTGATGTCCTTGGTTAAGGATGGATCGCCATCTATAATATCCTTAAATCTTTCGGATCTAAAAAATTTCATTGTATGATCTATAAGCTCATCAAAAGGCCCATATACCTTAGCATATATCAAGTCTTGTTCTAGTATGGATAAATTATCTTTAGTTTTTTCCTTCTCTACTGTCGCTATCTTACGCCGTATAAGTAGCTTCATACGAAGAATATCAGTATCCAACGGCAAAACATTATCATCACCTCCGCCCATAATAGACATGTCATCTAGCGGAACAACAGCGTCGGCATCATTCTTTTCTATGTCCATTGGACCCATAAAACCGTCTTCCATTATACTCCCCTATTTTCCGGTCTAGGTATAATCGGTACTTCTTCTGAGGGTGGGCTTGATTGAGGCGTGATCGTCATATTCTCTTTCTTTGTGTAGGAGGGCGGTTCCACTTTCTCTGTAGATACTTCACTCTCTTTAGGCTCTTCGACTGAGAAATTTTCTTTTACCTCCTCTGGGGTAGCCTTTTCATCACCCTCAGCAGACATACTAATCTGCAGCCCCAACCTATTCATAACATCTTGAATCCTAGAAGCAGAATAAGAATAAGCATCTATAAGCTTAGATAGAGCCTGCGAAATCTCTGGAAATAAGCCCTCTGTGTCCATAGACAGAACACGAGCTAGATTTCTAATTAACTTCTTTCTAGCCACCTCATTGTTTACATCCTTCACAACGTTAAAAATTTTTACCATCTTTTCTCTATTGCGGTCAGTCTCTTCAGCCGCCACCTTTACCCTATCCTGGTTCATAACATAAATTAAATCTACTATAGTTTGAGCGGTCTTAGCCATTCTTACTTTATCCGCCATATCTGATAGCGCCCTATTCTCTGCCATTTTTAAAGCCGCTTGCCTAATAATAGATAAATTACAATCTAAATAACCTAGTTTATCTACTCTATGATATTTAATGTCATCTTTATTCTCATAATAAGCCATCCAGGCAGAAAATCTAGAAATTTCAGAATCCTTCCACCCACGTAACACAATATTTTTAGCTTTACTTAAAGGAGTACCAGTAATTTCAACTAGCCTCCAAATGTTTTTATATGCCTCAGACCACCTCTCTAGATCTGCCGGTTGAGTGGCAAACTCAGATGTAGTATAAACTGTTGGCTGAGGATACCCAGCTTTATTCACACGAACCTCCGTTTAACGCACCATGGTGCTGGACCGTTATAGTTTCACCAGTAGACGTAGTCACTTTAACTTCGCTTAACTTTGAAAGCTTACCAGATAACCTATTTAGAAATTCTGGAAGCTGATGCATCAGCCCTTGTTCTCTAAAGGTTTCTACTACCGCCTGCTTAATAGCGTCTACGTGGGCATTGATCTGATTAAAATTCAATACCACTTGGCTATTGGCCACCTGCTGAGATGCCTTAGATTCCATTTGTTCAATCCGCACATCTCCGATGATCTTGCGCACCTGGTCAATGGCCGCAACTAAAGCCGCCTTGCCAGCAACAAAATTTCTACCATCCATCTTATTGACCTTATCATTAATAGCATCAATTTCCGCGAGAGCTGTATTGTATAATTTTTCCATCTCTTCTCTAACATCTAACTCTCTCTCGGCAAGAATTTCTTGCATATCTAAAATGTCTGTTTTTTGATTAAGACGAGATTGAATAGCTAAATCCTTTATCTGGTTGTTAGTTACCACCATTCCATTAGACTTAGCCTCCGCCCTTAGGGCCTCTCGCTGCTTCTTATCTAAATGCAAATAATTCTTGATAAAATCATTAATTGTAATCCAATTAACCTGATATCTAGGAGCCGCCGTATACTTCCGATTAATAATAGCTGCAATACTACGGGCCCCCTGACCGGCCTTAACAAGGCGAATAATATGATCTATATCGGGATGACGACATAGACTCGCTCCCCTCATTGTCTCCTCCTACTTATCTCTCTCTCTTAAACCTATATACATCATGCGGGACTCCATTTGTAAGCGGACTATCAACCACATGCTGCTCTTCAATACTCGTTGCTAGATATTCCTTATCTCCCAACCTAAAGCCACGCCGAAAATCATATACCTGTCCAGTTATAGGGTTTACATACATCCCATCCCCAATATACTGCATTGGAACTCCATGCATGTCTGGGCAATTTCTAGTCTGCACAGAAGTAGGGCCAAAAATCATATCATGCTCAAGTTCACCAGGAACAGGTACTTCATTCGCCGTTAAAAAAACACCTACAACTAATCTTCCCTCGTCCATAGCTCCTCACCTTAGGTGATCTTAATATTGCTCGTGTTAATAGTCCCCTCAAAACCTGGAATAGTTCGCTTAATTGACGTCCCCAATGCTTCACAAGAGTCTGGAGAGGAAGCTTTTATAATTTGCTTTGTGGGCATTCTTAATCGCGCACAATAATTATCTACACTAGCCGACTTCATCCCAGCTGGCTGATAAAATGCACACTTACGACATATGTGGTCATTGTTAGCTTTTTGAAAAGCAACAAGCACATGCTGAAAATCATCTAAGACTGCCTTCATCATAGTAGGATATTTCTCACCAATGAGCCTAATGGCTTCCTCTGCTTGTTTATAGTCTTTCTTCATGGCATATTTAAGCATCTCGCTTCGTAGCTCCGTAAAACTCATTTTTAGCCAAGAGGGGTCAAACGTAAAGGAGGAATGCTGGGAGATAGCACCAATAGCCTTTTCCACCCCATCGTCATTTAATGGAAACTCACTGATATTCTCCGCCAACTTGCATAAAAATGAAGTAGGCTTATGAAAGCCTAGTGCCGTCTTCTCAATAGGAACCTCTATTTCCATCTTGCCAGCCTTAGGTGTAAGCTTAACTAAGTAAGAGACACCATTATCTATATCCTTTGAAAACTTAATAGAATTTGGCGCTACCCCAAAGGCAACTTGCACGGCACGAGAGACAATATCTGCACCCTTCGCAATAGTTTGAGCGTCATATTTTCTTGAAATATTATACTCTGAAAAAATTTCTTTAGGATCTACCCCAACCACCGGAGTAGGCTCGTCAACCGTTCTTTTGGGGGAACTCTTTATTTCGCGAACATCGTCTGTAAAGACTTCTCCGGCCCTAGTTCTTGTAGTCTCATCTGCTGTTAGCTTTGATAGATAAGAGCTAAATAAATTGCGTGTATTTGTAGTATCTCCAAAAGAGGACAGCTCACCGATCAAAGAATCTAATTCTTTAACTGAGACCGCCCCGAACGGTTGGTCTGCGGCACGCTTTTCAATAATAGCCCCCATATGCTGAATTACTCTATCTCCAGGAAATTGCGCTGTTTTTTCTAAAAGGAAACGCTTTAAAACGACATACGGAATTTCCTTATATGCCGCTGCCAGCTTACTAGCCAACCTAAAAATGCTGTTACTCATTGAACTCCCTCCATATTTTTATTCAATTAACTTTTTGATTTCCTGCCTTACTATATCAACCTGGCTCTCCCCTATCTTAGCGGCAAGGCCACTTTGAATTAATTTATCTGTTAACCCCGCCCTAATACTCGATGCTATCAAATTCGCATTTGCGTCAAACCACTTGTCAATTTTTACTAGTATCTCTCTTGCTTTGCCCTTAAACCTATATTTATAATTAGCTCCGTGGGCGCGCGATGACGCCGGAGCCTTCTTCACTGGCGAAGATCGAGTTATATCTAAAGACTTTAAATTCTCAAAAGGCTTTAAATTCTCAAAAGTTATTCCAGTGGCTATATTATTTAAAGCCGTTTTATACTCTGGGTTATTTATAGCATCTATGACGCCCTTCCTTGCTTCTTCAGGATTAGACACATCCGTAGCTTTAAGAATCGCTTGCAGAGCCTTACGAGCTTGAAGATCAATCATAGCACACAAAGTAGCGTTATTATCTGCACCAGAATTATCAGAAAGCCTAAGCATCTCCTCTATACATCTCTTAAGTTCCTTCAAATTCTCTACTACTGTGACTTCTCTATCCTTCGAATCTTTCTCTGCAATTGTTTGAAGCTCATTAATATTCCTCCAAAATTGGACAGCTAACGCACTAGCCTTTTCAATGTCCTTCCTTACTGTTGGTTCATTTATTGTGATAGACATAGTTTGAATTCTGTCCCATATCTCTTTTAAGTCCGGTTGCTTGCGTATAATATTCTCAATTGCCTCTCTGCCTTGTGGCCTAAGAGATAATAAATTAAACACCGTGTGAAGTTTCATAAGTAGCTTCGGCGGAGCTTGTACCGGTGGGGGGGTGGCTGAAGAGGGTGGAGCGTCAGCCGCTATTTTTTCTAAATTTCTAGATAGCACTGAAAGCTTAATGAGTTTATTTATTTTCACTTCTACTCTCCACTTTTGCCTCAGGTGAAATTGGAGCCTGCCAGTGGATTTCTTTCCTTAACTTCCCCCTTAGCTCTGAAAGAAACCACCCTGAAAGAAAATTGATATTCATAGAACCTATATAAGAAGCATTCTGAGTCCCTTTACTTAGAATCATCCTAACTGCTTTAGTAATCTCTTTCTTATGTTCTGCTTTGTCAAAATATTCTCTTAAAATCTCATCTAGAACCTTATAAAAGCTGCTAGGCTCCTCAGTAGATGTGCCATTTAAAAAGTGTTGGACTGCCTCATCTTTAATACGAGCTGCCAATCCCGCGACGAGAATTTTAATAAGTCTATCTGCAAGCTCTGCATCGTCCTCTAGTCCTAGGGCAGAAGTTATTTCAGTAGCCCCGTCTACCACTCGTACTATTTGCTTTGCTAAGTTAGAAAGCTTTACTATAACATCGGCGAGGGCCTCGACAGCCTCACTAGAAGACGCCTCTTGCCATGCGGCTAACTTTGCTAAAGATGCAGTTTTTTCCTTAGCCCCACCAACTCCAGAAACCTCTTGCGGATTTACTGATACCTGAACTGGCTTGGAAGTTAATTCCGATTGAGAGGACTGACTCCCAGTTTCCTCTTGCTGTTCATCGGTTATGTTTACTTCCGCCTCTACTTCTTTGCCATCAATGGCAACATTCAGAAGCTCTAGAATGAGACCGGCAAGCTCAATATTTGCTCCTATTAGCGCTATTCTAGGAAAAATAAAAACATTAGCCTCAGTTGGTTTACGGTCTGCATCTGCCTGTTTTTCGATATACTTGGCAGCTTTAGTAAGTTTCATGTCTTTCCTCGCTATAGAAGCTCTGGATATTTTTTGATAATTAAATTTCGCTCTGTTTCATTAAGAGTATCCAAAAAAGCAACCTGCCCCTCTTTTGAGCTAAGTATTTTTAATAGACTACTCTTAATGGTAATTGGGTCTACCCCATCTGGGAAATAAGAACTGTCCATAGTGGCAATCGTATCGTTCTTATATGCGATTGAAATACGCTTATTGTTATCGTCCGAATAAACACTCCACCGACGATCGTGAGTCTCTAGACTATCGCTTTCATACATACAAATGAAGAATTTATTATCGTCACTTAGCTTCCAATATGAATCCCCCCCGCTTTGGACGTTCGGGTCCAAAGTCCATAAATCAAAAGCCGCTGTCTTTATAAATAAAGATTTGAATTCATCTACTGGTAATTTAGTCCCAACAGCAAACTTAATCATTCCATCATATTCTCTTTTCCCAGCTTTATTTAAAGAAGCTTCCAGAGCTATAAAATCCATTTTTTAATCCTCCGTCAATACAATTCCGTTTGCGCCCGGCTTTTAACAGACGCAAAGCTCCCGCTATAGTATCTTAAAGTATTAATAGGAGACATCTACGCTTTTATAAAAAGGCCCGGGTTATTCCCGGGCCTTCGCATTATGGTTCCATTCATGAAGCTCCTAGTTTTAACCGTGGAAGTACATCAGGCTGCCAATTTAATCCTGATTAAGGTCCTCCTCTTCTTGTTCAACTTCTTCTTTTATTAACATCTCAAACAAGTCCAGTATCTTGCTCATATTAGAAAAACTCTCTACGGCCTTCTTAGCTAATTCTAAATCGGAGTAGTCTGGATGAGATTTTTTAATTCTACTTTTTATGGTCTTCAGTAGAACGTCTACCTCTTCACTTGTTGCAGAGCCAGAGGCAATAGCTGCCTCATTGATACACATCTTTCTAAGCTTAGGTAAAACTCCCCCATGAATTTTATTATAAGTATAATTTGGAATGCCATTAATCTGAAGAGAAACGCAACTTTGCGTAATACCTAATTTTTTTCCTATCTCTACCTGAGTCATACCTAAAACATACCTGCAATACAGTATGTCTTTCTGTCTTTGGGTTAGTTGCTCATCCGCAATATTGAATATAGCTTCTAGAATGTTCGCCTTCTGTTTCTGCTTCTGTGCACTAGATATATTTTCTTTATTGTGAAGAGCCATATCCTCAGAAAAAACATCCATGGACTCTACTGGTATTTCTCTAAATTTGTATTGATAGCGCTTACTGACCCCCGACTTCTTCCTGTCCACAGCCATTCCAAACTCCTTTAAAGCTTATAGAATTGCCCTTATTACTTACGTCCATCAAATGCTTGGCTCCTGCCGCCACCCATTCTCTACAGGTTTTAGCCCCATATTTTCTAATAAAATCATCGGGGTCTTTAAGCCCGAATGGAGGAATAATCCTAATAGCACTAAGCTCCCCATTCTTAATATAGTAAGCCGAATTCTTTAAAAATTTCGTATAAGACATATGACCAGCATTATCATTATCGGTAGCCACTAGAACTTTATCAGTATATCTCAGAAGTTTTCTAATTTGCTTGGGCGTAATAAAGGCTCCAGTACATGCCACTACGTTCCTAATCCCAGCATCCCACATCGCAACAACGTCTAAGTTCCCCTCCACCACTACAACATACCCAGCCTTTAATATTTCCTGCTTCGCTCTATGCAGGTTAAAAAGAGTAGAAGCCTTAGGATAATCACTATTGTAATACTTCCCTCTATTAGGATTTTCTGCAATAAGCCTGCCGGTTATACCAACTGGTTGACCATACGCATCGTGGACCGGAATAATAATCCTATCACTAAATTCTGAGTAATAGGACATATATCCAGCCCTAGAAGCATGTATAATTTTCAGACTTATTAACTCATTACAATTAAAAGCAGAGACGACTAATCCCAAAGGAAAAGTACCAATACCAAAAGACTCCAGGGCATCGTCACTATAACCACGTCCCCTAAAGTACTCTCTGTGGGTGTTACTTAGGTTCGCGTGGCACATCGCTACTAATCTGCTTATCGGACTCAGACACATTTGTCTCCTCTTTCTCGTCAAGCGTTACCGGTGCCTCCCTAGACGGACGATAATGTCCGGCAATTTGAAGGGCCTTTATCATAAAAGGAGTAATGTTCATAGTTTGATGACAAACCGTGCACTCCGCCTCATTAGAACCAGGGTTAAGAATCAACTCAGCAATTGCCCCACACTTATCACACTTGCATCCAAATGGAATTTTATTATCTGATATTGTGATATAGTCATTGCTCATTTTCATACTATTAATCATCATTTGAGACAAGTTCACTACTGTCCCACACTCCACACACACCGGTACATTGTCACTCTTCCTAAGCTTTACTTCCTTCTGTGAGCCACATTTATTGCAAGTCGTCAACATCTTATCTCCTCCTAATTTTAAATATCTTGATCATCTGAAATCATTCCTGCCGGGGGAGCAGGATCGCGCTCATCATCCAATATTTCATATCGACGAGCATATATACTTGCTATCAACTTGTCGCGCAGAGATTCGTCTGCGGCAATAGCGGCAAGAACAGCTTTTTCGCCACGCCAAGTTGTCCCCTCAAACTCATACGTCACGTTATTAGGCTTGGTAATCACCTTCCGACGTAATGCAATGTCAAAAACTTCACGCTCGGGTTCAATTATCCCCTGTCCAAATATTACCTTATACTGACCTTTCATATATGGTCTAGATACTTTAGACTTAGAAATATACGCCGTAACTGAGGTACCTACAACTGCACCCTCGCCATCTAAAATTTTACAATCTTTGGACTCACTAGGTGTAAGATTAATTGATACAGATACGTCGTGCTTCCAGGCTCTCCCCCCTGACGTGGTTGTAGGGTCTCCATATGAAACACCTATCTTACTCCTTAGTTGCTGAACCCCCACTAAGGTAACCCCTGC